TGCTATGGTTATGCACTCTGGTATCGTTACCTTCTTCCCTTAGAGCTGAGTGTCCAGTAACTGCTACAGGAGTTTGTACACCTGGAGTAGAAGAAACAATCGTAATAACAGAAACTGAATCAATTGAATATGAAGCTGACGGTCATACAGTAACCACAGAAACTACCACTACGACAACGACAGTAACAACTACAAATGAAGACTCAGGAGATATTCTTGATGGTAACAATAATTTTGTATCTTCTAGTAAAGAGGGAGATATGGATATTGATTGGGGTGGTCAAGGTCCTGCTAGTATGCCTTCAGGTAATTCTTGTTATGAATTAGGCTCAGACAAATGTGCACAAATTACTGGATCAGGTAATTCAACCTCGACACAAGGTGTAAGTGGAATGGGAACCACCTTTATTCAAACTGTAGATATATCTTCACTTGATGTAAAAAATGGGGGTAGAACAAACTATTCTATTAAAGTAGATAAAAGAGACGCTGAGGATCGTATCTACATGCACATTACAGGAAAAAACGGCAATACAAGTGTTTTTTCAGGAACAGATATTCTATCAGAATCTGGTGTTACAAGTGGATATCAAGAATACACAGGAGGGTTTGATTTTGCAGGAACTATAACAAGGTTAACAATTGAGGTAGGTGGACGTGATATCAACCTTGCAATTGGACCGCTCTTTGACGATGTACGTATAAACGTACTTTACAATGTTGTATCGACTATTGTTACACAACAAATAACAACAATAGAAATGTGGATTGCATATGGTGGTAGTACAGAAACAGAAGTCATAGATATTGTAGAAAACATTTTTGAACACAATGATGTCGTAATTGATGCACCACAAGATGATTATTTTTTTGAACCAGAGTTTGATGAACCAGACATGGAAGTATCCTATGAAACTGTAGAGATGGAAATGGAGATGGATTATCAAATGGACTTTGAGATGGAAATGCCTGTTATGGAGGTAGAGTTTGAAATGCCAGAAGTAACTGTCGAAGAAGTAAATATAGCTTCAGTTGAGATAGAAATGGAAATGGAATTAGAGATGGAATTAGAAATGCCAGATTTAGAATTACCAGAACCAGATATGGAAATGCCAGAAATGGATGTGGGTATGCCAGAACCAGATATGGAAATGCCAGAGACAGAGCCAGAAATGACTGAAGAGATTGAAGTTGCACCAGAACCAGATACAATGGAACCTGAAGTAGAATCTGAACCAGAGATGGAGGAAACAGTCAATGAACCAGAACCAGAGAGTGAACCCGAAGTTGAGGCTGAGCCAGAACCCGTGGATGAAGCTTCTGAAGAAGATACTGCAGAACCTGAACCTGATGCGCAAGAGGAGTCTGAGCAGGAAGAGAGCGTTTCAGAGACTGAGGCAGATGAAGAGCAACCAGAAGATATGGAAGAACCAGAAGATAAGGGTGAAGCCGAAGAGAAACCTGTAAAAAAACCTGAGTCTAAAAAAGAAAAAGCTGCAAAGAAAATAGTTAAGAAGATGGGTGATAAAGGTAGATATGATTCATCAAATCAGTTAAAAACTTTAATTGTGATGCAAGTGTTAGGTGACACAAAAACCTTTTTTGAATCACAAAAACAGTTGGAGGATCGATTAGATTTCTTTACAGACTATATGATGCCAGATGCAGAAATACAAAACAACAATACAGCACAGTGGTATTTATTTGGTGGAAGTGATGGCATGATAAATGATATGATAGATTTACAATGGCAGAAGTAGAATTACCAGGCGGAATAAAATTTAAAGGTGGCAAGATTTTTGTCATACTTACAGCGTTAACTACAGCTGGTGGAGCACTATGGGGTGGCTTTGAATTTTACAAAGATTATCTTACAATGAAAGAACAGATTCAAGAATACGTTGCACCAGACCTTTCTGGCTTTGATAGAGATATTGCTGTTATGAAAGAAGAGATGGATGGCAAAACTGATCTTATACAAACAGAAGTAGAAATGCTTATGTCCGAAATGGAAATGATGATGCAAGAAATTAGACTTGTGGCTGATGTAGCTAATGAATTAAAAAACGATTTACGACAAGATGTTAGAAGAGTTGAGAAAATTGTAAATGACGTTGAGCAGTTAGTTAAAGAAGATTCGAGAGAAACCAACCAGGAGTTAAGACAAACCACGAAGGACATTCAGGAAGACATGGAATTATTAAAGGGTAAGTTGGAGCAAGCCATGACTGAGCTGGAAGAGAAAATAGATAAAAGAATAAAACTCGCATTAGAAAACCCTTTATCACAAATGTAGGTATGGCTAAACCACCTACTAACGAATACTTTACACCTATTAAAAAAAGGACTAGTATAGGTCGTTCTTCACGCACAAGGCCGAAGAATAAAAACAAAAGACGTCAGTACGTTAAATATAGAGGTCAAGGATGAGAAAAGGACTATATGCTAATATACATGCTAAAAGAAAACGTGGTGGCAAAATGCGTAAGAAAGGTGCTAAAGGTGCACCAAAATCATCTGATTTCAAAAGAGCTAAAAAAACAGCGAGGAAAAAATAATGACTAAACTATGTCCTAGAGGTAAAGCTGCAGCTAAAAGAAAATTTAAGGTTTATCCTAGTGCATACGCAAATGCATATGCTTCCAAAATTTGTGCAGGTAAAATTAAAGATCCAAGTGGTGTAAAAAGAAAAGATTTTAGAGGACCGAAACCAAAAGCTATGGGTGGAGAAGTTATAGACTTTAATAAAATATCTCAAGAAAGAAAAAAAGTTTCTCAGTTTAACAAGGGTGGTATCGCAAGAGGATGCGGTGCTATTATGGCAAAGAAAAGAAAAAAGACTAAGAAAAGATAATGGCCAAGAGTGGTTTAAAAGAGTGGTTTAAACAGGACTGGGTTGATATTGGTTCTAAGAAAAAAGGTGGAGGTTTTGCCAAGTGTGGTAGATCAAAACAAAAGAAAGATGCCAAAAGAAAATATCCTAAGTGTGTACCACGAGCAAAAGCTAATCGTATGACAGAGAGTCAAAGAAGATCTGCTGTATCAAGAAAAAGATCAAAAGCTCAAGGTGTTGGTGGTAAACCAACTAATGTAAAAACATTTGCTAAAGCTGCAGGCGGAGGTATGGCTCAAAGGGGATTAAGATTTATTGGTGTTAGATGACCAAGAAAAAGAAAGATCCTAGAATTGGCACGGGTAAGAAACCAAAAGGTAGTGGTAGGAGACTTTACACGGATGAGAATCCACGCGATACTGTATCTATCAAGTTTGCTACTCCTGCTGATGCTAGAAAAACAGTGGCAAAAGTTAAGAAGGTTAAAAAACCTTTTGCTAGAAAAATTCAAATTTTAACAGTTGGTGAACAAAGAGCTAAAGTGATGGGCAAGTCACAAGTAGTTAATATTTTTAAAAAGGGTAAAGATGCAATTAGAAAAAGAAATAAAAAACGACGTACGTAAGTGGTCTGAACATTTTTTAGAAATACCTAATAAACATCTAGGAGGTTTTCCAGCTTGTCCTTTTGCAAAGAAAACTTGGAAAGACGATAAAGTTGTCGTTGAAGTAAAAAGAAAACACAAGTGGTACAAAGCGGAGTTGAATGCTCAATTGAAGCAGTTAGATTTTTCTGTTCATGAAATATTGATATTCTGTGACCCGTACTTTAATTATTCTTTAGAAGATTTTCAGGAGACAATAGATGCGTACAATACTTGGTACAATAAAAAGGATATATATTTTATGGGTTTTCATCCCCACAATCCAGCCAACGAGGAGGAACAAGAGTTTCTTGTCACTCCAAATGGGGACACCCCTACTGTAGAAAGCGACTTAGAATATTCCATGATGTTGGCACAAAAGTTCTCGCAATTACAGGAAGCTTCTGATAAATTACACAGAATTGGTTACTATAAGTTGTGGCCAACCGGGTACTATAAAGACGTCGTGGTATCTAGACAAAAAACCTATAAACGAATATTCGGAGGTCAATATGAAGGGTAAGAAAAAACAAGCAATGAAACGTGGTGGCGCTGTTAAAAAACGTGGCGGTGGCATGATGATGCAAAAAATGATGGGCGGTGGCATGATGGGCAAAAAGAAAATGGCCGGTGGTGGCATGATGGGTAAGAAAAAACAAACTATGAAACGTGGAGGTGCCGTCAAAAAAAGAGGTGGTGGCATGATGAAAAAGAAATAGATGCCAACCTATTCTTCAACAGCTAACTTTGATCTCAGCATAGATGAAATTGCTGAGGAGGCATATGAACGTTGCGGTTTACAAGTTCGTAGTGGATACGATCTAAAGACCGCAAGACGTTCTTTAAACTTAATGCTATCTGAATGGGCCAACAGAGGTTTAAATCTTTGGACTATTCAACTACAAGAAAAAACAATTGCAGCAGGCACAACAAATTTAACTGGCTCAGACTTATTTGGATCGGGTGCAGAAGCTGGTCAACAAATAGTTGATATCACAGATCTTGTTATTAGAGATTCAAGCAATAATGATTTTTCTGCACAAACAATTAGTAGATCAACATACTTAAATATATCTGTTAAAAGTACCAGCGGAAGACCAAGTCAATACTATTTTGAACGTACGATAAACCCAAGATTATATCTATATCCTGCAGCAGATGTAGCTTACACTCTAAGATATTATGCTCTTGTTCGGATGAAGGATGCTGGGGCTTACACGAATAATGCTGAGGTTCCTTTTCGTTTTCTTCCATGTATGACTGCTGGATTAGCTTATTACATAGCTATGAAGAAAGCGCCAGAAAGAATTCAATTATTAAAACAAGTTTATGAAGATGAGTTTCAAAGAGCTGCAGCTCAAGATGGTGAAAGAACAAGTTTATTTTTAACACCTAAAACTTATCTACCAGGAATTTAAATGAGCAAATTTGCATCAGGTAAATTTGCAAAAAGAATATCAGATAGATCTGGTATGGCTTTTCCATATAATGAAATGGTTAAAGAATGGAATGGCTCGATAGTTCACATATCCGAGTTTGAACCAAAACATCCTCAATTAGAACCTGTACCAATAGTAACTGATCCGGAATCATTGGAAAATGCAAAATCACAAATCGCTAATTCTACCTGTTTTGTTGGTTTAATAGGAGTCAATACAAACATATTTTCTAGTGTTGGAATGCAACCAAAAAAAGATGGAAAAGAAACAAGATTGCTAAGTAATGTTGGAAATGTTACAGTGAGCACATCATGACAGATTTTTCTGATTTAGTAGATAATGTAAGAAATTATACAGAAACTGATTCTACAGTTTTAACTGATGCAATTATCAATCAATTTATTGAATCGACCGAAGATAAACTAAGAAGAAAGGTAGATTTAAGCTATTACAGAAGATATGACACTGCCACATTAACAGTAAATAATGCTTTTTTGCCTTTACCGGGAGACTGGGAGGCAACAAGATACGTACAATTAATAGATGGATCTAATAACAGAACATTCTTGATACAAAAAGATATTTCGTTTATTAATGAATTTGCGCCTGATAGGACGTCATCTGGAGCAGGTACTCCAAAGTATTATGCTGTATATGATGATGACACTCATATGTTGGCGCCAACCCCGAACGCTGCATTAACTGTAGAGCTCGCATACACGTACAAGCCACCTGTCTTGTCCAGTACGACAACATCGAATTGGGTAAGTCAGAACGCTCCAAACGTGCTATTGTATGGTTGTGTTTTAGAAGCACTTGGATACTTGAAAGGTCCGGCTGATATGATACAATACTACGATAAAATGTATAATCAGTCTCTAAAAGATCTAGCCTCATATGAGATGGGGCGTGACCGTAGAGACGAATTTCGGGATGGCGTTATTCGTATCCCTCTCGAATCTAGGAACCCATAGGAGATTATTATGGCAATTACTCAAGCTGTATGTAACAGTTTTAAAGTGGAGATCCTGAAAGGCCTACACAATTTTACGGCTACGACGGGGAATGCTTTTAAACTAGCGCTATACGATAACGAAGCAACATTAAGTAAATCAACAACTGCTTTTACACAAACTGATGAAGTAGGTGCATCTGGCACTTATGCGGAAGGTGGAGGTGCACTAACCTCTGTTACTCCCGTTTTATCAGGTGATACTGCTGTGTGCGATTTTACAGACATATCATTTACAAGTGCTACTATTTCTGCACAAGCTGCTGTTATTTATAACAGCTCTACTGTATCTGGTTTGACTACAAACGCATCAGTATGTGTGCTTGATTTTGGTAGTGTAAAATCTTCAACTGCTGGTACGTTTACAATTACGTTCCCTGCTGCTGAAGCGACTGCTGCAATTTTAAGGATCGCATAAGGAGATAAAATATGACTACCCCACTTTCAGGATGGGGGCGGTCAACCTGGAACAATGCTACCTGGAACGAAGATGGTACTGTTGACGCCACAGGTGTTAGCCTCTCATCCAGTGTTAATGACGTAGGTCTAGTATTAGATATTAATGTAGCTCTAACTGGAGTTTCAGCTACTGCATCTACGGAATTACAAATTAGAGAAGGATGGAACCGAGGGTTAAACGTCGGTGATTCAATAGCATCAAGCTTTGGCTGGAGTAACGGTGCATGGGGTAATGGTGATAACACCATTTCAGTCACAGGTATTGGATTAACTTCAGCATTAGGTGAAGAGACAGTTACTGGTACTGCATCAGTAACTTTACCAAGCGTATCATTAACAGCCACGGCAGGAGATGCTGTGGCTACAGGAATTGCAGAAGTTACTCCTAGTGGAGTTGGACTTACAAGTTCGTTTGGCTCTTTCACAATAGCCACAGATCAAAACATTTCCGTAACAGGTATTGGTATGACTTCATCACTAGGTGATGAATCAGTTGCCGTTACTAAAACTATTGGTTGGAACCGTGATACTGATATAAACACAGGTAATTCTATTGGTTGGAGTGATCAACAATGGGGTGCTGTAGGAATAGCGCAAGCTGTAACAGGGTTCTCACTTCCAGCTTCTTTAGGAACTCCTACAATAGCCACAGACCAAATTATATCGGTTTCAGGTATTGGATTAACTTCTTCAATAGGAGATCCTGCTATTAGAGGTGACTCTAATCTTTCATTGACCGGAGTTGGTTTAACCTCTGCAACAGGTGATTTACCTACAACGATTGATGTAGCTGGTAATGTGCTAACATCAGCGGTCGGATCTGTAGAAACTTCTATCTTTGTAACTGGTCTTGGCATAGCTGCAAATCTTGGAGATGCAGAACAAGAAACCATATACGAAGCACCTAGTGTTTCTGCAAACTCTAATGTAGGCACAGTAAATGTTAGAATAGATACGGTCTTTACAATCACTGGCAATTCTGTTACTACTAATGTAGGAAATTTACAAGGCACCTTCTGGAGCCAAGTGGATGACTCAAACAGTGGAATAAGTTGGACAGAAGTTCATAAAGCTGCATAAAAAAAGTTTTGACAAACTTTAAAATAATCATTAGATTTTAAATTAGGAGATTAAATGAGTTCAACATATTCGACAGGTTTAAGAATAGAGCTGCAAACCACTGGAGAAAATTCAGGAACTTGGGGTACTATTACTAACAATAACTTTTCTCAAGTATTTGAATTTGCAATCGCAGGTGTTTATGCAAAAACATTATCGGGCACTGGACCAACAACTTTAACTAATGCTGACGGACCTCAAACTCAATCAGCTAACGAGGCAAGACAAAATCAAATTATTTTTTCTGGAACAATTTCAACTACACACATAGTACAGTTTCCAGCTACGCAAAAAACTTATGGACTTTATAACAATATTGCTGGTGGCGCGGACGTTACTGCAAGATTAGGAGCTTCAGGTAACACATTAACAATTACAAATGGTAAATACAGATTAGTTTCTACAGATGGAACTAACTGGTATGATATATTTACACTCGCTGGACTAGGTGAGGCATGGATTAAAAAAACATCTGATTATACTGCATCTGCAGGTGATAATATTTTTGTAGATACATCGGGTGGAGCAGTATCAATTACTTTACCAAGTTCTGCTGCAATTGGTGATCAAGTAAAATTTATTGATGCAGAAGGAACATTTGCTACTCACAACTTGACTGTTGCTAGAAACAGTCATAAGATACAAGGAGCAACATCAGATTTAACAGTATCAACTAGTGGTTCTGGCTTTGCGTTGGTGTACAATGACAGTGACAACGGTTGGAGATTAAAGTATAACGATTAAATATGGCTAACTTACAAGATATTACAAATAGAAGTGAAGTAGGAACAATCAAACCTTGGGGTAAGGCAACAGCTCCTTCAGGGTACCTTTTATGTGATGGTTCTGCTGTATCAAGAAGTACGTATGCAGATTTGTTTGCGGTTATTTCTACTACTTATGGTGCAGGTGATAGTTCAACTACTTTTAATGTTCCAGATCTTCAAGGTAAATTTCCACAAGGTAAAAGTGGTACAACTAACTTAGCTACCACAGGTGGTGCTAACACAGTAACAGTTGCAGTTACAAACAACCAAGCTGCTACAAACGCTACAAATCAAGCAGTTACTGTTACAGGTAGCATTGATAACACTTCTTTAACTGAAGCTCAGTTAGGTTCACACGATCACGTAATTCGTCTATACAACGGACTTGGAGATCCTGGTCAAGGTGCAGCAAGGGGACAAAGTTTGAACCCAGTATCATCAGGTTCAACTACGAACGCAGGTTCAGGAACTGGTCACAATCACTCACATACGTTGTCTGGAACTTTAACAGGTAATATTACAACAACTTTAACTGGAGCTGTAACTGCATCAGGTACAAATGCGTTTTCACCTTTTGTAATCGTTCAGTACATTATTAAACACTAGGAGATATTTATGGCCACTCAAATCGTAATCGCAAATAATGAACACATTTTAATAGATAATAATTTTCGTATTGCGTGGGCTGATAAAGGTAATGCTTGGCAAGCTGGTTGGTGTCCAAATACAATTCACTACGTAATTTGGAATACTTTAACTGGTCAAAACGAAATTCAAAACAAAGATGCATCAACAGGTATGATGACTGGTAACACAAATTTAAATGCTACGAGTGACGCTGTTGGATCGACTACAATCGCTGCTTTACTTACATGGGCAGAAACTAGAAAAGGTCAAATAGAAACTGCTCAAGCTGCTTTCGATACTGCTTATACTAGTGCAACAACAAGTTGGGTTAATGATGGAAAATCAATGGACGATTGGGATAGTGATAACTCCGACACAGCAAGTTATTGGGATTGGTCAAAGACTTGGGCCGACTACGATTCTAATTACTCGTAAATTAAACCTCTAAACTGTAAGACTTTTCTTTTTTCTGGACCCGTTACAGCGCAAACTTTGTGAGGTACTTTATTTTTAATTGTTACCATTGAGTTAGTTACGGGACTTACGCACAATGGTAAACCTCTACCTGTATCTATAAGTGTTTCTCCACCCCAATTTTTATTCCATTCTTTGTGAATATATAAGGAATGATTTAGTGGCCATGTGTCATCATCATGCCAATTTATTCCAGCATATTTATCATACTCGTAATAAGATAAAACTAACCATGATTTCTTTTTAAACGGTATCCATTCACAATTTATAATTTCATCTAAAACATCTTTAAATATTTTATCAACATATTCATATTTTTCATTTTTATAATTAGCTAAATTATCAACTGTCCTTACTTGTTGCATTGTAGTATTTTCATAATCGTCTTTGTGTAATGT